TATCATATGGTCACCTTCTAACCATTTGAATTGATGTAATTGAAGTCCACTTGCACTATTAACATAATCAGGTGTTAGTGCTGTACACTTATCACAATTCATTAACATAAAACTTGACCAATTTTTCTTTGCATATTTTGTTTGTACTTGCCCTAAAAATTTCTGTTCTTTCCTAGGTACATAATCGTGCTTACATACTTGCACAGCATATCGTTCATCCCTTAATCGCCAAAGTTCAGCAATATCGGTAAACATCAATTGGTCGCAATCTAAAAATAATGCCCATCCTTTATAATTACATAAATGTGGAACAATAAATCTACTAAAACTAAATTCAGTAGATTCTATATTACTTCTTTCTCTAGTAAAATTATCTTTTATATTAGGTAAATATATTGGAGTAATAGAAACAGGTCTTGTACTATTTTTTATTATACTATAAGCAAGTACATTAAACGCTACCTTTTCTTTACTATCATATCCTATAAAAACTTTAATCATTTAAATATTTCTTTTTATACCATTTGTAAAATGCTTTATCACTAAAATAATCTGCAATATCTTTAGCAGGTACTTGGTCGCTTCTAATACAATCTGCTAATGATTCATATTCCCAAGTATCAACTTTTACTTTCATCTTTTTGTGTGTTGCTGCTAGTGTCATCAAAAACCTCCATTTCTTCTCCTTTTTTAAGTATTCTTCCATAGTTTGGCCATCCAAATTTATCTGGTGATTCACCTATATACCTCCAACGAATAACTCCTGTATCAGGATTTCTTTCGTATATTTTTGCTTTTTTTGTCATTATATTCTACTTTCTGGACTCTTTCCTTTTTCTTTTCTTCTACCTTTTGTGTGGTCATAAACCGTTCCTAGGATTGTCCTTGCCTGGACGTGTCCATTTTTACCATCTCCTAAATTATGATTTTTGACACCATAATTTCGTTCTACTCTAACTCTCACTATATCCCAAATATATGAATCGTGTTGTTGTTGTTCTTTGTATATTAAATCTTCATCATACATTTTTTGCATTTCTCTAGCAAAGGGTTTTGTATATGGGTTTCTCATATTAAAATATAAGAATCCACACTCACTATAATTGGTTGGTCTTCCTAAATAGGACATCATACACTCATCTCTATGTATATGTTTTTTTAACCACTCAACATCAATCGGTTTATAAAAAACACTATCTGCGTCTATACCTATAATACCATCATACGATTCATTTTTTAATATGGCGTCTGTATAGGCATATACTTTATAACTAAATCTAACTCCATCAACTGCATAATGTGGAGCAGGTCTATGTTTATTTCGTTCTACAAATTTTTTTAATTGTGGTACCTTTGTATAAAAATCTCCATCTTCATTATAAACTTTCTTATCAAAAGGCCAACAAAATGTACTTTCAAATCTATAAGCATATTCTTGTAATAATTTATTATTATATGTGGTGACTACTAGTATTTTCATTTCTTAAAAAATATCTCCTTTTTATATTCACCTACTTGTTTATATCCTAAATTATCTAAAAATTTAACTATATTTGAAACATAATTTTTTTCTTCGTGTGTTCTTCTAGCACACTCTACACATAATAAAGGACTATTACTCTTTAATGTTTCTACTGCACCTTCTAATACTTTTAGTTCATATGTTTGTACATCTATTTTAATATAATCTACATCTTTAAAATTATATGAATCTAATGTTTTTAATTGTATATCTTCATACATATTAGATTCAAATGGTTCTAACTTGGTTAAAAAATGAGTACCGATATTATTTGGAGAAGTATATAATCTACCAATACCTTCTTTATCTCCTAGACCATTTCTATGTAATTGATAATTTTCTTTATTATGTAAATTCTGTATTAAACAATCTCCTGAATCTCCAAATGGTTCAAAGGCGTGTACATAATCAAATTTCTCTACCATATCTCTAGTCCATAAACCTATACACGCACCTACATCTATGGCAGTTCGCCATTTAGTTACATACTTAAATGATTCTTCTCTAACCCACCATTGATATTCACCACCACTTTTTCTTATTTCTTTTTCAAAATGTTGTTCATATGTTGGCATATACCAACCTTCTACTATCTTCATATTAAAAACTCATCTTAAATGCTTTTTTCCATATTGCAAAATTCAATACGGTAAATAATTCTCTACTTGCTAATAACCCTGGTCCTGCCTTACCTTGTGGATCCCATTCAAAGTTATTTAAAAATTGTGTACTTATTTTCATTTCATTTATACTAAAAATTTCACATATCTCTTTATCTGTTAAAACATCTCTTATAAACTCTCTAATTTTATTATTATCTTTAGCAGGTTTTGAACCAGAACCTACAACTAATTGGTCAGTAGGAAATCTCCAACCTGTTTTACTTCGTTCAACTATCCATTGTGGCATTCTACCATTTGTAAATGCTCTTTTTAATAATGTCTTATTATAAATCTTTGCATTGTCAGTATAAAATTTAGGCACCGTTTTATATGCACTAGGTATACTTCTTACAAAATCTCTAAACTCATTACTCAACATTGGAAATCTTGCTTCCATTCCAAAAGAACCACCTAATTTATCATTACGCACTAAAAAATCTTCCGATAAAGCATTCATACACTCAATATACATTAAATCATTTAATTCATCACCTTGTAAATTCTTTTTAGGCAACCAACCATTTAAATATGCCTCTTGTTCTTCTAATGTAATATCAAGTTCTTTATTTTTTAATGCTGGTAATTGTTTAGCCATATCTTTTAATTTCTCTTTCCAAGGAGGAAATCTATGATGTTTATAACCTGCTAACAATTCATCTCCACCATCACCGCTTAAGGTAACTATGATACCATTATCTCTTAAAAATTTATTCGTATTATAATAAGTAGGTAAACTTTTACCTTGTCTAGGCTCTTCTAAAGCTAAAAATGTCTTTTCTATATTATCAATATATTCATCTTCACCTTGTACTAATTCGTGGTGTTCTACTGCTAATTTTTCACAATATCTTTTTGCAACATCTGAATCTTCATTTATTACTGAATCATAATTATCTTTATTCATTGCAAACCTAGATGTAAATGCTTTAGGTTTTACATTAAGGTCTTTCATACAAGTTAGAATACCACAACTATCAATACCCCCACTTAAAAACAAACCTATATCTCTATAACCTTGTAATGTTCTTTTGGTTGCTATTTTTAATTTTTCTCTAACTTCAACTGCTAAATCTTCTCTTGCCTTTTCAAAATCTTTTTGTTTTGAATTAGGTAATACTTTTATATCTTTCTTAACATCATTTAAATTAACACTATGAATTTTAGCATTAGGATAAATATGAGTAATCTGTCCAGGAATAAATTTATGTATATTGTGAAATATAGTTAAATGACCTGAATTATATCCTTGTCTATAATAATGTTTAAATCCTTCTATTGAAATCTTGCGTTCAAATCCTATCTCTAATAAACTTTTTATTTCGGAAGAAAAGCACATACACTTTAAATCTGGATGAACACCATAGTAAATAGGTTTTGCTCCATTAGAATCTCTTCCTAATAATAACACTCCCGTCTTTTTATTATATAATGCAAAAGCAAACATACCATCTACAGATTTAAGAAAACTTGTTCCCATCTCAATTAAACCTTTCATTAAAAGTTCAGTATCAGTATTTGTTTTCCATTTATGAAATATCCAAGATGGAGGTGAAGCGGGAGTTCCTATTCCTGCTTTTAAGTCTTGGTAGTTATAAATCTCTCCATTAAATACCATAACAAAATCGCCCATATAAAATGGTTGTTCACCATTTTCTTTACTATCTACAATTGATAATAAATTATGGCCTAAAGCAATATGTTCATCATTAAATTGTCCATTGCCATCAGGTCCTCTATGATGAGCAACCTTAATCATCTTAGCTACTAATTCAGGTTTATTACCCAATATTCCGTGTATAGCACACATTATATATTTCCTCCCATTTTTGTTTTATAATAGGTGTTGTATAAGTTTCCTCAATAAAACTTTGACCACTTTTTATTCTTTTTATAACTTCGTTCGGATTATTTATTGCCCATTTATAACCTTCTTCTAAATCACCAACCCACATATATTCTTTAAGTTTTAACCAACTAGGTATTTGAGCATTTGTTAAAACAAATCTTCCCATTCTTATTGCGTCAACTGGTCTATTATTACCTTTATACATTGCCATAGGGTTATTATTATCCACAGGTAAAATTATCATATCTGCATTTCTAACCCACTTGCCTTGATTTTCAAATGACCATTGTTCTATATTATTATCTTTAATATTAGTTACAATTTTTAAATCACTATTAGGAAAATTATATTTACTGAAATCTAATTGTCTATAATTTCCATCACTACCATAATAAACTAAATTAACTTTAAAAGGGTGCATTGTACCTGGTTGAAATCTAGCAAATTCTTCTTCTCTCTCGGTTGGGTCTGGAATAATATAAACAGCATTTTGAGATTTTGTATGTATTAATTCTTTTAATGATTCGCAAGTAGTAGTAATAGCAGTAGCATATAAATTTGTATGTTCCCATAAATGTTCTAACATAGGCCATTTGTTATCGCATATATCGTGGATATATCTAATATTGTTTTTTCTTAAATAATCAATATGACTCTTTTCGTGTATTCTTCCTATTACAACTATATCATCTTGTTTTGCCTCACTTAATTGTAATATACAATGGCCAACTAATCTTGCCCTTGCTCTGTATGAGTAAGGTTCTTGTTTACCTTGTCTATCTGGTGTAAAAAACTTTAACATATCTGCAATACTGCCTCAATCATTTTTTTAAATCCAGTTTCTCTTTGTTTAGGTGTCATTTTAGTTTCTTGTTCAAAATGGTCTGCAATCGTACATACGGATAATGCCTTCTTACCATATTCAGCAGCTAATGTATAAAGTATATGAGTTTCCATTTCAACTGCTAATACACCATAATCTTGGAATTTCTTCCACCAGTTTTTATTAGGTTGATAGAAATAATCGTTAGAAACAATTCCCCCAACTTTTACACCTGGGCAATTTTCTACAAATAATTGTAATAAGTCAAATGATACACTAGGGCAAAATTGAAATCCTGGTATAAGATTTTGTGTCATTTTACTATCGGTACTTGCTGTTGTAGCTGCAACTATGTCACCGACTTTTAAATCGTTGGAAATGCCGCCGGCGCTTCCGACACGTATAATGCTGCCAACTCCGTAGAGTTTAAAAAGTTCAGTTATATAAATGGCATTAGATGGTTGACCCATACCACCTGCCTGTACTGATACTTTCTTACCTTTATACTCACCTGTAAACCCTAAACAATTACGAACACTATTAACTTGTTTAACATTTTCTAAAAATGTATCTGCAATCCATTTTGCTCTCAATGGATCACCTGGCATTAATACCGTCTTTGCATATGCACCTCGTTTAGCTTCTATGTGTGGCGTCATATAACTCCTTCCAATTTACTACTCTTTGTCCTTTGTATTCTCTATTATAAGGATGGTCCATCATAAATGTATTTAATCCTACTTCATCACCTTGTATTGCATAATCAACTCTATCCTCTACCCATATATAATTCGTACCTTTATATCGTTCTTCTAAAATATCTTTTTTTGGTTTCTTAAAATCCCCAGCACAATATATGTAATCAAAAACATTACCATATAAGTGTCTTAAATTTGCTTTTCTTAATTTGTGAGCATACTTGTCTTTACCAATCATAGTAATCACTTCAAATCTCCAACCTTCTTTTGCTAATCTAGTTACATACTCAACACTATCTTTATAGGCTGGTATAAATCCTAACGCTCCTGTTTGATTAAATAAATTGACTTGTTCTAGTGCTTCTTGCTCTGGTATGCCATATCGTTTTGATTGACTAAAGTAATGATCCGTTTCAGGCATTCTTACATAACCTTGTTCACCCATCCAAATATCAAACGCAAAGCACCAATCTAATAGTACGCCATCACAATCACTTATAATTTTTTTCATAATTTAATAATAATCTCCTTATTTCACTCCAAGTTCCTAAATCAACATAATCTTTTACTTTAATAGCTTTACTACCATAGATAGGTGTTGATTGTATTTCTTTTTCATTTGTTTTTAATTTCAATGTAGATTTCTCCATAAAATTCATACATTGGTCAAATGTTCTTCTTCTAAATCCAAATGCACACCAAAACGCATTATATAATCCTAATTTATTATCTTCTGGTTTATCTACATAATTTAAAACTAAACCTTCAGCATTTATATTCAAAGCACCTTTAGTTTTTAATACTGAATTATCTAATTCTTCTTTATATAAAAATGTAAATCCTGTTTCTTCTAGTGCTGTCATAATTAAAGTATATAAATCTTCACCAGGTTGTAATGTCATTAATGTATCAGGTAATAAAACTAAATTATGTTCTCCAAATAAAGGTCTAGCACTTTTAATTGCACCTGTGTATTCTTTCTCATTTGGATTCTGATATATAAATGATATGTTAAATCTATTTTTATATTTTGCTAAATAAGTTAATAGTTCTGGTTTATTCTCATTGATTACAACTACAAATTCAATATCTTTTCTTCCATAATCTCTAAAAAAATTAAAACAATTATCAATTAAAGCATTATCATTATCTAATCGTAATATCTCTTTCGGATAAGGTAAGTTTAATCTAGTTCCTTTTCCTGCAGCTGGTAATATAATAGTTAATTTACTCATCTTTATAATTTGCAAAATGCCTCAATATATTTAATTTTTCTTCTGGCGTCCAAAATTGTGAAGTGCCTGCTGTTATCCAATAAGTATCTGGATTTAACTCACCTTTTACCTTTTTAAATTGTTGTTCTGCTTGCACTAATTTAAATGATAAATTTTCTTCTTGCCACATATTCATTGGGTGGTCATTTTCAGGTGCTCTATATAACATAACTTTAGCAACATCAACAATCTTTCTACACGCCTCTGGAGTAAATACTGCAGCTGATACTCCTCCTAATGTTCCTCTTTTAGGTCTGCATAATCTTAAATGTTCTACGCCACCATTATCTTTTGGGAATTTTTGTGTTTTAACAGGTAGACAATTAATTTGTGTTTCTAATACTAAATCATCTACAAGTGGCAAGTTTCTCCATCTTAACATAAACATTTTATTTGGGTATGGATTGCCATCATTATCTCTATGGTCTTCCAACATAGCAGGAACACATATTATCTTTTTATCAGCACATCTATTTTTTATTGATTGTGTTGGTTCATATACAGCAATTCGTTTTTCAATTTCTGGATAAAATTTGTTCATTTGGTCTGCCCATAAATCAAAATACAAATTAAAATATTTGTCGTTGGCTGCACAAAAAGCTATCATATATCAAACTGGTCTAAATCTAAAACAAACCCCTCCAACTCTTTTGGTTTACCTTTAGGGTAATCAGGCAACACTAAAAACTTTTCTCCTGTTTCATCATTTTTACAACCTGCAACTAACCAATCCCATTGAAAATTCATATCTAAAATAAACTCGTTCATTACTTCGTATCTTCCATCTGGTTTCTGTGCTAACAAATTTGCTTTACATTCTGACATAGACCTAAATGTTTCTTCCATTTGAAAATGTTGTTGGGTATCCATTGGACTAGACCCTATCATATATGCTAATATTAATATTTTATACATTTGGATAACTTTCAAAACCAATATAAGTTATCTTATTGATTTTATCTCTTTCTTCTTTACTCTTAACTATAATCGAATCAATCATATCAAAATTATTATCTTTAGCATATTTCACTCTTTTGTTTCCATTAGTTACACCCCAACCATCTTTTGTATGTTCTGGCCATAATTTTTCTTTCTTCCAATATGTTTCATAAGGACTTAATATAACTGGCCATTGCATACCACCTTCTAAACTTTTTGCACATAACTCTGCCTTCATCTTTTGGTGTTCTTTACTTGGGTCAGCAAGATAATGTATATCTTTTACATATACTTCAACCGTTTCAAATCCTTTAACTTTATTATTTGCTTTTAATACTTTCATAACCAGCCTTTGCAACATAAAATGCGTCAACTATATCCGTAACCGGATTATTCAATTTAGTTTGCTCAAACACTTTCATTAAATCTATCTTTGTATCTTTTACAAATTGTTCATACATTTTTAACTTATCTGCATTACCTTTCCCAGTAGCAATCTTTTTAACAACTCCAGGAACTACCACTTCAAATTTATGTTTCGTTCTATAAAATTTGTATTTTAATATGCCCATATTTTCTGCTAAATTAAATACAAGACCTTTACTCCCGTAACTATAGCCTTCTAAAAAAATATTAGCATAACTATTAGGAATAACAGAAATCGCCCAATTGGAAATCTGGTCGTGTCGCTCTGTCTGGGAGGTATAGGGTAAATGTAATCTGCCATTTATATATCCTTTCAATCCATCATTATCATATAAAGGTTGCTTTATATAATCTTTTAAATAATCACCTTCATATTTTTTTACGCTTGTTAAATAATATACGGTACAATTAGACCAACTAAATTCTTTGCCTTTGTGTACACATATAGCGGGACAACTTAAGCTGTAATCAATCCCAATTATTGTTTTCGTCATCTTCTATTTCACTATCCTCATCTTCTTCATCAACATTTTCAAAGCCACAAAACGGACATTGAATTTGATATAATTCTTCATCTTCATACTTTAATATATAGTCAGCCTCGCAAGAGGTACATTTACACTTCTTTGTAACCATTATAACTTGAAGGCCTTAAATTGGTCTTTCTCCATATCTTGTTTAATACCACCAACAACATAACTTTCAATTTCAGTTTCTTGTGGTGCGTTTTGTAATTGACGAGAGCTTAACCAATGGTCTGTCCAAGGTAATGGATTTGAACCTGTTGATTGTTCGTATTTCATATCCAAACCTATTGCTTTCATCCTTTTATTAGCAATAAATTCTACATATCTATGTAATAGTTTTTCTGATAACCCTATCATTGAACCTTTAGAAAATAAATAAGTCGCCCAACGCTTCTCTTGTCCAACAGCGTCATCATACATTTGATAAACCGTTTTCTCTTCCTCTTTCATTACTTCTTTCATCTCTTTATCTTTTTCTAATTGTTGATATGTTTGAATTATCTTTTGAGATATTGCTAAATGTAAATTTTCATCTCTAGCAATCAATGATAATATTTTAGCAGAGCCTTCCATAACTCTTAATTCTCCAAATGCAAAACTACAAGCGAAAGAAACATAAAATCTTAAGCCTTCTAATATATTAACATTAATTAATGCTAAATAAAATTTTCTTTTTAATTCTTTTAAGTTCACTCTCTTATCTAACTGCCATCTATAACCCATATTAATTAAATCATCATAAGTTTGAGTTACAGCTTCAGCTCTTTTTTCTATTTTTTCATCTGTTAAAATAGCATTAAACACATCACCAGGTTGTGAATATAAATTTTTAATAATGTAAGTATAACTTCTACTATGAATATTCTCTATAAAGTCCCAAGCAATTATACAACTTTCTAATTCAGGTAAACTACAAATAGGTAAAAATGCTAACGCTGGACCTCTACCTTGTACACTATCTAACATTGTTTGATATTTTAAATTAGATGTAAATATAAATTTCTGTTCTGGTGTTAACTCATTAAAATCGTTTCTATCTTTTTGTAAAGATACTTCTTCTGGTCTCCAGAAATAACCTAATTGTTGTTGAGCAAGTTTATCAAATATAGGATATTTAAATGTATCATATCTTTGTACTGCTAAATCTTCACCAAAGAACATTGGTTGTTTTGTGAAATCTACTTTTTCTTTATTCAATATTTTAAACATCTATTTTTTCTCCATTGGGTCTGCGAATAATTTTTTCATTCTATTATAATCATCTTCATTTTTTATAGGGTAATATTTTTTCATCATACTTGCTATGATTCCCTTCTTACGCCCACCTGCATTACGGTCTATTCTTCTTGGCGTTCTATTGTTAGTCATATTCTTTTTAGATGTCATATTGTTCATACACTTTATTAATAACACTATTTGCCCTAACAAAACTAGCACATTTAGGTATGTCTTTTAATCTTCTGGCACCTATATATGTACAACTGGATCTTATACCACCTAATACATCTTCTAAAGTTTCTTTAACAGATCCTCTATCAGGAATTGTAATTGCTCTACCTTCATTACCTCTATAACCATCTTTTCTTTTTCCGTGTATTTCTCTTGCACGGTCTGAGCTACTTCCATAAAATTCTCTTTGTCCATCAACAACTGGCACTTCACTTTCATTGTGTCCTGCTAACATACCTCCTAACATTACAAAGTGAGCACCCCCACCAAATGCTTTTGCAATATCACCTGGTAAATTACAACCACCATCTGCAACTATATGACCACCAACACCATTGGCTGCGTCTGCACATTCCATTACTGCACTAAATTGAGGCACACCTACACCTGTCATTGTTCTTGTTGTACATACTGACCCAGGTCCTATACCTATCTTAACTACATCTGCACCGTGTATAATTAATTCTTCAACCATTTCTGCGGTGACTACATTACCTGCCATAATAGTTCTATCAGGAAACTCATCTCTAACTTTCTTAACAAAATCTACAAAGTTAATATGATATCCATTTGCAACATCAATAGTAATAAATTTTATATCAGGATATGCTTTTAAAACTTTTTGCATTGTAGCATAATCTTCAGCTTCTTTATCCCACAATTTACCTGTGCCTGTACATATAGAAACATATTTTAATTTTAATCCATTACCTATTGCAGCTGCCCATTGGTCTGGTGTAGTAGTCTTTGTAATCACGGTCATCATTTTATATTGTTGCAATACTTTTGCCATACTAAATGTTCCTACTCCATCCATATTAGACGCTATAATAGGCAAACATTTATAGGACATTTGTGAATTTCTAAATGTAAATTCTCGTTCCATTTCAACATCACGCCTACTTGATAATGTAGACCTTTTAGGTTTTAATAAAACATCTTCATAATTTAATTTTAGTTCGGTATCTAATCTCATTATGGTGTTAATTTCATAAAAAGTTTGTTGTGTTCAGTAGCATTTTTTAATTTCTGCTTTAACTTTTTATTCTCCTTTTCTAATTCTTCTATTCGTCTTGTTAAATCTAAAGGACCTCTATCGTCTTTTCGTTTAATTATCATTTTCTTTTTTTTCATATAACTTTTGTCCTTCTTCTAATTTTTCTTTTAAGGAAGTATAAAACCATTCTACTCCACTATAACCTGTTATTCTATTTACCTCTACTAATTTTGTTTCATCAAATATAATAAAGGTTGGAGTTCCTATAATAGGTTGCACTCGACCTTCCTCTTTGGCTAATTTAAACCAACCAGGTTGATTATATGCGTCTATAATTTTTAATGGTAATGATTCTATATTGTATTCAAGTGCTACTTCTTTAATAAACTTATTACAATATCCACAATACTTATTATGAAACATTAATAATTCTAAAGCGTATGCCTGAACATTAAACATCATAACAAAAAAACTTATCAATAATAATCTAATCATATTTTATTTCATCTTTCCAAGTATCTAGTTCATAAGCAAATTTATCACTATCTCCTGCTGTCCATTTTGCTTGACTATCTACACTAAAGTCCTTAGTAGATGTTTTATAATCTGGTTTAGTTAACTCACTAGGCGATAATGATTTATCATAAAACAAAACTCTATTGTTTGGTTGAGCTGCAAAATGACCATTATCTAATTTTAATATATTAAATGATTTATGTTGACTTGGTACTTCACTATACCCAACATTTAATTCTTTGTTGGTTGAATTACAACTATCAACACTAAACATATAATTGCCTGTAAATATTTTCTTTTTTGGTGATAGATAACTACATCTATTACCACTTATAACTTGTTTTTCAATCACAGCAATATCATAATCAAAACAATCCCATAATTGTAATTCTGGTAATGATATATCTTCCTTTGTTTCTTTCCAACAAAATGCTGAAATAGGAAGTTTATCATATAAGGCTCCTGATTCATACAAATATGTTTCAAAATATAATGCTCGGCCTTGAATACTCTTAACCGTACACCATACACCTGGGACATATTCTCCGTGTCCTTTTTCAAGGTCGTACAGATATTGTTTCTTTACTAATACCTCAATGTGAGGAACATTAGCACATAAAAACGCCATAAACTAATCCTTATATTGTACAAGAGTCGCACTCTTCCTCGTCTGCTATCTTTGGTTCATTTTCTACAGATGAATCTGGCACTTCTTCTACTGCAATCGGATGTGCTGGTTCATCAAAATCTTTTTTACTATCATATGTATTCTGATAATAACTTGTTTTCCATCCATACTTATAAGTGTTTAATAAGTCCTTAGCCATTATGGATAATGGCACTTCATTATTTTCAAAGTGTTCAGGATTATAACTCCAATTTCCTGATATACCTTGGTCAAAATACTTTTGCATTAACGCTACTATGTTTATATAACCATCGTTTGATTTCATATCCCAAAGTAATGTATAAAAGTTTTTTAATTTATTATATTCTGGTACTATTTGTTTTAAAGGTCCTTTTTTAGATTTTTTAACTGACAAGTAATCTCTTGGTGGTTCAATACCATTTGTTTCATTTGATACAACCGATGAAGATTCACTTGGCATTTGAGCTGACAATGTACTATTTCTCATTCCGTACTCTTTAATATCTGCTCTTAATTTTTCCCAATCCATTGATAACTTTCTATCAACTAATTCATTTAATTCTGGTTTGTATGTATCAATAGGTAATATACCATCAGCATATTTTGTTCTATGGAATAATTCACACGGACCTTTTTCTTTTGCTAAATTCACACTTGCTCTTATAAGATAATATTGGAACGCTTCAGTTAATTTATCAACTAATTTCCACGCTGCTTTATCTTCATAACTAACTTGATTTTTAGCAAGATAGTGAGCAAGACCTATATAACCTACACCTAAACTTCGTCTTTGTCTTGTAGATTGTTCGGCTGCTTTAACTGGATAATTTTGATGGTCTATAATCTCATCTAAAGCTCTTACTGCTAAATCACATAAAGGTTCTAGTTCTTCTACATAATTAATTTTACCCACATTGATAGCAGATAAGATACATAATGCAATCTCACCTTCACCATCAATGTGGCTTATGGGATCGGTAGGTAGTGTAATCTCTTGGCATAGATTTGACATATTAACTTTATCTTTAAAAGAGCTGTGAGTATTGGCGTGGTCTATATTCATAATATAGATACGACCAGTTTCTGCTCTTTCTTTTAATATGTCCATAAACAATTCCTGAGCATTGATTTTCTTTGCTTTAGGATATTTCTTTTCACACTCGGTATATAATGTATCAAAATGACTAGTTCCGAAAGCCTCATAAAGGCCATTTACTTCGTGTGGAGAAAATAAAGTTATATCTTCATTATTAATAAACCGTTCATAAAACAACTTGGATAATTGAATTGAATAATCTAATTGTCTAACTCTATTATCCTGTGTTCCTTTATTATTTTTTAATACAATTATATCTTCTATTTCTCTATGCCAGATAGGGAAGTGTACGGTTGCACAACCTCCTCTGACCCCATTTTGAGTACAACTTTTTACGGTCGCCTCAAATTTCTTTAAAAAAGGAATAACTCCAGTATGTTGAATTTCGCCTCCACGAATTTTAGAGTTAATCGCTCTTATTCTTCCTGCATTGATTCCTATACCTGCTCTTTGAGCTGTATAGTAACCTATTGCCATATCACTTGTAAATATACTAGGTAAAGTATCTGCAACATCTACTAATACACAACTAGCGTATTGACGCATAGGTGTCCTTACACCTGCCATAACAGGTGTCGGTATATTAATTTGAAATTTTGAGATGGCGTCATAATATTTTTTAACATAAATCAATCTAGTGTTATGTGGATACTTTGAAAATAAAGTAGCCGCAATCATCATATACATCATTTGTGGAGTTTCATATATTTGTCCTGTACTTCTATCTTGTACTAGGTACTTGTCAATAACTTGTCGTAAACCGGCATAAGTAAAGTCATAATCTCTATCGTGTTTTAACCAATACTCCATACGGTCAAAATCTTTTCGGTCATAATCTCTCATTATTTGAGAATCATATAACTTTAAGTCAACTAATTTTTTTGTGTGGTCATAAAAGTGTGGGTGGTCCCATAACTTATGAAATAAATTTTTTCTTAAACTGAATAATAATAGGCGGGCAGCTACATAGGTATAATTAGGTGCGTCTAATGATATTAGGTCTGAAGCAGATTTAATTAATATCTTTTGTATTTCATCGGTAGATATTCCAT